AAAGGTATTTTTATTTCTAACCCTATCTTTTTTGATTTTGCCCACTTTGAGCAAACTGGACACTTTTCTTGATCATGGTCATCCAAATGATATGATGGACAAGGGTTTGTGTAATTACCATAGTGGTTTCTCAGCAAGTTTCGTATTTGATTAGAAATAATTCTACCTATCCATGGCTCTAATGGCCTACTTTGATCCCACATGTGCCATTTTTTAGCAATGTGGCTTTTTATAATTTGTTCTACATCATCAAAGTCAAACCATCTAACAGCGTTTAAGCGCCATTTATATTTTTGTTTTTTTATGGCTTGATCTATGATGTCAGAACAATCTTCATAAGTCCTTTTATCCCCTTCCTTTTTCATCTAAGAATTCATCAACAGATTTACTTCCCCTAGCTTTAGAAAAGTTTGGGGGAGTGTTTTCTCCTGCTAATGAACCTATAGTAAAGGTATTATTGGCTTCAGTTGAGTATTCAACTTGTATTTTACCAATATTTGGAATAGAGGTTGAAGAGGTTTCTTCTTCACCAAAATCTACAGATTCTACTACTGTTTTTTGCTGCGGCGACGTTATGGTGCTTGCAATGCTAGTATTTAATTGTTGACCACAACTAGCACAAAAATTTGGCTTTGCATGTGCGTACTCAATTTTAGTACCACAATTATGGCAGAATAGATGGCTCATAGCTAATATATTTATATAATAAAAATTCTTTTTTTCTATTTTATTACACTAAATTAACAAGATCGTTGTCTCTTTTAGTAAAAAGCTGTTGGCCGCTGTCGCTTAGACGTTCGCCTTGTTATATATAATCTACACAGATTTATGATTTTCTATTTTAGAAACGATGTATTTTAATATTTTGCTTCTAACTATGTCCCTGTTGGTGAATTTAAAAGAAGTTATACCATGCGCTTGTGATTCTTCACAATTAAACAAATCAAACATCTCTTTGAATCCACTTCTACCATTGATATCGCTCTGCATGAAGTCACCGCATATAATTAACTTTGTATTTTCTCCAACTCTAGTGATCAATGTAGTAAGTTCCTTAAATGTAAAGTTTTGCGCTTCGTCTGCCACTATCAGTCTATTGTTCCAGTTTGCACCTCTTAAAAAGTTTATAGGCACAGCAGATATGCGACCTATCTGTTTCATGTAGGCCGTGTCGCCTTCATGTACCATTTCGTCGAGCTTATCATACAAAGGCATGAGAAATGGATCAAATTTATCTGAAATATCTCCAGGAAGACTACCTAACCCTTTATCAGCACTTTCAGCTATACTTCTTATGTAAAGCAGGTCTTTTTGGAAATCTTTTGCCATTAACTGCAAACATCCATAAACAGACATATAAGTCTTACTAGAACCTGCTGGACCTGCAACAAATATAATTTTTGTATCTTCTTGAAGAATAGATTCTAAAAGCTTTTGTTGCTTTACGCTAAAGTTAAAATCGCGCTGTTTAAAATTTATTGAGTGAAAGGCTGAACTTAACTCAAAAGTGGACTGCTTAGAAGGGGAAGCTTTCTTTCGGGGCATTTATTATAATTACACCTACTTGTTTCTTTCTTTTGTCCTTTTTTTTAATTTTTCTAGATAGGCTTTATATATTTTATTGGCGGCAAGGAGTTTTTTCTTTTTCTCTGGATCTTTTGCATTTTTAGCTGCAAACCTGGATCTTTGCTCCATAGCCATAGTAGCTTGTACTTTATGTTTATGTGGACGCTTAGCTTTCTCAATAATCGCCACACTCTTACTAGCAGTCTCAGCATCTTTGAAACCAAGACCTTTTATTGTACCTTTTGGGTCTTCATCAGTATACAAATCAGAATGCTCGGACTTTGGCCGCTTTGTCCCATCTTTTCTTTTTTCGGGGGTTCTTTTTTCATCTGCTTTTGTTTTATAAGCCCCACCTCTCTCCTGCCGCTTACAATACTGTTTTTGACTAAAACCTTTGGGATTGTCGCAATCGATCTTACGCTTGCGCTTCATGCTCCACTTGGCTTTTATCTCTTCGCTAAAATCTAGTTCCCAGTTCATTATAAATCTATTTGTCTTATTTCTGCTGTTGTGATTACAGTGTCACCTCCATTTACACTATAATTCGTTGTAAGTACTCTAGCGCCAGCAGACATTGTTAAAGTTCCTATATGTGGATAAGCAGTCCCATCAATATCCTGTAAACCAACAGAAACATTATTAGCAAGCTTATCACCACTATAATCAATAGAATTCTCTAATCCAGTAGATGTAATGCTCATTTCTGATTCTATACCATCTAAAAGCATGGTTTCAGCATTTGTACTACCTAAAGTATAAACTGGGGTGCGGGTGTATTCTTTTGTATAATTTATTTGAGATTGAACATTGCCAACCACATCATCCATATTTCCCACGCTACAGGTATATCCATATATCACTCCATCAGCATTAAATGGAATATTACCCCCACCATAAGGACTTGGGTCTTGCTTTATGGCATCACCACTGGGAGGATTCATCGATATGAAGTTAACGGCAACTGTAACAGGTTGAAACGGACTAATAGAAACAGAATAATTACTTAAATAACTATTTTTATAAAGATTAGTGCCAATTTGAATAGGAAAGAAGGCAGATTGATTTGCATCACTAAAAAAATTGCTCCCAACCCCCACACTAGTGTCTAATATAAATTTAAATGATATATTAGTAGTCCGTGGACCCTGGAATTTAAACTGATCAGTGGAATCAACAGTTTGCCCCAAATTTCTCTTAGCCGCAGCACTTGCACTAAAAGAAACATTAGCATCTATGGCAGATATATAATGAGGTTGCTCTAATATAGAACTTGAATTTGCGCCTCCCACATATACAGGCAGATTGGAATATGATAAACTCATTTGTTTATATTACACTGGCTATATTTTTTTTAAACAAAAGATAGTAAAACCTTTGGCCCCAATCACGCGCCGAGAAAAGGGGTGGGGGTATGGCCGTTTACTTTTTGATATCGCACACCCCCCTCTACTTTTTACAATATTATCTAATTTTTTTTTTCAGAAACTGGGTAGGGTGTTTTGTTATAATTACTATAATTGTCTGAGGGTGGTAAAAGGCAATTATGCAAAATTCTAAAGTTCGCTGAGGGCGGTTATCGAGCATTATAGAATAGCTGTAACTTGTTGACAGTCAACGACTTACGCCGAATGCCCCGCCCGCGCCGCGTAACTCGTTGAGTACCAACGACTTACGAAGGTTCTTACATATACTACGTAACAACAACCTGTCAAGTAAAATATTAAAAAAATTTGTCAAGAAAAAAATGCAAAAAAGTTTGTCAAGCGAAAAAATAAAAAAAATAAAAATAAAAAAAAATTACTTTTTTTACTTGCTTTTTCTGTGAAAGTATGGTATACTACCAGCATGAAAAATAAAGAATTAATAAATCGTTTAGGTAATGGGGTTGAGTTTGTATGGGGCATGGATCAAGACGGCGGCGAGCGCGAAGTTTCTATAGATTCTATAGACGACATAAGCGAAAGTTTAGCCGACATGGTCAGCCGCGACTGGTCTCCTATGCTCAACAAATTGAGCATATAAAAAAATAAAAAAAACAAAAAAGATCTTGCGTTTAACTTGAACCTGTGCTATAGTATAAACATGAAAATAACTGATATAGAAATAAACGACAAAGTGACTTTTAAGCATGGCGATAACCTGGAGTTCGTTGACACGGGCGTTGTGTTTCACAAAGAAGACGATTGCTTGCACGTTGAGGTCAAAGAATTAGATGAGGTTTTCGAGGTGATCGAGTGCGAGATAGTCGAGACTTGGACAATGGATGAAGAGCGGGAAGAGCTTTGCGCTTTTTACGAGAGAATCGGAATGAATAACTACGGTCCTATGGTAGATAAAGAAATAGCCGAAACTTTTCTATAAAAAAACAAAAAAGACCTTGCGCTTCGGCGCAAGGTCGCTTATACTTAAACCATGAAAAAAGCACCTAAGCACTTAACAGATACCGACTACATCAAATGTTTAACAGAAGCACAAAGCCGTCTCATGGATCATGGCATTTTGCCAATCGGTCCAACTTCTAAAAACTTTAAAGAGATGGCTGATGAGATCGCCGAAGCTCTCATGAATCAAGAATTCTATAAAAAAACAAAATAAATACTTGCGTTAAATAAAAATCTGTGATATACTTACAACATGAAAATAACTAAAACAGATTGGCAAAATACAAGAACTGACCTCGATAGATTCAACCAAGAGCGCAATGCAGCAACCTGTATGCGTGACGGGATCAGCTTTCTCATAGGTTGGACTAAAGCAGACAATCCAGAGATCGCTAAAAGACTTGAAGCGATACTAACACAACACCAACAAAACAGAGAAGAGGACTGGATCTAATCCAGTCCACCAACCACTAACACACACACAAAAAAAAATCATGAAAAAATTCTTATCTCAATTGTTCGACCAGTTCACTATCACTTGTCTAATCACTAATGCCTTTAATCTTTTCATCTGCATTCTTGCAATAATGTTAGGTGAAGAGTCTTGGCTGTCACTTAGGGAAAGTGTTAGAGGGTTCACTGGTGGCACTGTCTTGTTTATAATGTTTGGGCTTCCGTTAGTGTGGGCGTTCATTATGGTGTGGCTCACTAGAGCAGTTGACAAACTAAACGGAGTATCCTAACATGACACCAAAAAAACGCATGGCTGCATGGCAGTCACTAACAGAACCAAAACCATCTTGGGAAATCTTTAAAATAATGTTAGGGTCTGGCTCGGACCCTAACGCTGTACTAAAAAAGTGGCGGGCGTGGCATGCTCGCAAGGGTAAGTAAAAACCTTCGTAACTCGTTGATAGTCAACGACTTACGCGGGCGGGGCCGCCCGCGCGGCGTAACTCGTTGATACTCAACGACTTACGAAAGATGTTACGCAAAAGCTTGTCAAATAAAAAATTGAAAAAAAGTTGTCAAGTAAAAAGTTGTCAAGTAAAAAGTTAAAAAAAATAAATAAAAAAAATAACAAAAAAGTATTGACTTTTCTTTTAGCCTGTGCTATACTCTGGGCATGAAAAATTCACTTACTACTTCAGACATCAGAGATCTTACTAACGAGGGAACCGAGTTCGGCGTGGACAATCGCGCGATCAACGAGCTTCTCAATGAGGCGCAGGAGCGCGAAGAGTTCGAGGCGTGGCTCGACAGTCGCATGGACGACGCTCGCGCTCACATGGACGCGAAATGGGCAGAGCAGGAGGAGCCTGATCTCCGCCTCGACGCGCTCACCGAGGGGTGAGCAAAAAAAACACAAAAAAGTTCTTGCTTTTAATTCTAATCTGTGCTATACTTACGTTATGAAAAATGATGAAAAAATAATTGAGTTAATGAAAATCGCCGACCAACTCCGCGCGGAGGTAATCGGTGCATCTGGTCAAGCCCAGGCTATGGCTATGAATCTAAACATCAGTGAGGAGACCGCTGAAAACTTCAAGCGTCTCGAAGCCCGTCTCGATAAAGCTCTCGCAGATCACAGCGAGAAAACCGACGCAATCATCTGGGGCGAGCCTGAAAAAGACCCAACAGATTGGCAGACACCTTTCAGTAAACTAACACTGTAATAAAAATTATGAACAAGTTCGAAAAACTAACAGAAGCAATAAATAATATAGGTAACGTGGACACAAGAAGAAACAAACACATAGACGATAACCGCAGAGATCTTTTAATAGCGTTAGGACAAATACGCACAGACTTAGGTTTTCTACAGCCTGACATAAGATATAAATGGGAACGCAAAGAATTGATGAACAGGATCGATGACCTTCAGGAGTTGATCGCAAAGAAAAGATTTTTTTGATTGTGTTAGTATAGTAAACTGTTAGAGTTTAGTAAACAGTTAGGTATCGCGGCGGGGCTGTATATTGCTCTGGTCATTTTCATCACCTGGAGGTACTCGCGTAAAAGCCTCCGTAACTCCCTCAGTATCAACGACTTACGCGGCGCGGGCAGCCCGCAGGGCGTAACTCGTTGATGCTCAACGAGTTACGTAACTTTATACGTATATCCCTGTCAAATCTTTTTTTTATTATTTAAAATAAATATTTAATACTTTTTATTTGATATTTGTCTATTTATAGTTTATAGTTTGATCATGAATGCAAGAAAAATTGAAATAATGGCTTACTTAGAAACTGCTGCCGTTGATGGCGCTTTTAAATTACATGTAGATAGGAATGGGCAAATCATTGCCACTGATCTACTAGATAAAACAAAACCTTTTGCTTTGTATTTCGACGGGGCAGAAAATCCACTTGATCGCTTTGTCGATCTTTATGTAAAGGAAGATGATTTAATTGCACAAGATTAAAATTATGGGACTAGACCAATACGCCAAAGTAGTAAAGAGGGAATATAATCACGAGACCCTTACCGAAACAATAACAAAAACTGAAATCAGTTATTGGAGAAAGCACAACGCTCTCCATGGATGGATGGAAGAGCTTTATGAAAGTAAAGGTGGACAGGGAGAGTTTAATTGCGAACCTGTCAATCTTACCATGGAAGATATTGAAGAATTAGAAAAAACTGTTATCGATAAAAAGTTACCAGAAACAGTGGGTTTCTTTTTTGGTGATGACTCAAGAGATTGCGACCATCAGAAACTCCAGACTTTAAAATTCTTATCTAAAGCTAAGAGAGCTTTGAATGAAGGTAAAGAAGTAGAATATTCTGCTTGGTGGTAACACAAAACTATGCTATAATAAATTATGAACCCTAGATACCAGATTACAAAAAACGGAATGCATTACAGTCATAGCGTTTTGAAAACTGATAACTTAACAGCCCAGGAAGCTACGATTGCATTAAGTGTAATTCATTGGTGGTTTGGAGACACGAACCATGAGTTTAAAGCAAAAGAAATTAGTTAAATTATGGACCCATCAGCAACAGCATTAATGCACGATATAGGTGCAATCCTAGACGACCATAAATCAGAGATAATTGATATGGTAAAGCAAGATGCAGAAGAGGCTCTCGTTATAGATGTAGAAGCGAACCTCGACCGCATGATAAACGAAATAAAAGGATTGTTTAGTTCTAGCTATTCATTCAATAAATAAATAAAAAAATACTTGCACCCCTTTTAAATATGTGCTAAATTGAAAACATGAAATTACAATCCTTAAATCCAACTCAATTAGCATCTCACTTGGTAGGTAAAACTATCAGATACACAAACACACAAAACAAATCATCCGTTACTGATGACGGAGTAAGAACTTTTAAAATCAACTCTATAGATAGAGTAGGGAGGCACGTTGAAACAAGTGAGCAGTTTATAACTGCTTGGGTTTCAGATATCGATGACTCTGGTAAAGTAAAACCTAGAAATTTATACGTTGACAGCATCAATGTCATAGTGTAGACTTGGAGTTAAGGAAGGGTGGCGAGATTTTTTCTGAGGGGAATCATGGTCTCGTCGCCCGCTCCTTAAAAAAATTTAACTTAACAACAAAATATATAACATGGCAAAATCAACTGAATCAGTTAGAATTGAAGTAAAAACAAAAAGACAAGCACAGCTTTTAAGCTATGCTTTAAGCGTAGTACATCGTGAGCTTGCTAATCAATTACTACAAACACCAAAGGAACAGATGGAAGAGTTTAAAGATAATGTTGTCTGGACTCTTGACAAAACTGAAGCATTAAACGAAAAGTTTTCTCTTAGTGAGTTACAGAATTCCTAGGAAGGGTATAGTCACCGAGTTTAGACACAGTGAGGTCTTAGATAGATACCTCAGTCCCGACATGACGGACAAGCTGTTTCCCTAAACTCAGCCCCCTACAGCACAAAAGTTGTAGGTAAGTGACGATGAAACATTGGTATGGTTATAAAGGGATTTACCGCCAACTCCGAAAGTGAGTACAATCCCAAAACTACTGGAGGCAAGCCCCAACGGAGCGCTCCCATCAGTAGGGAAGCCGTCGATAGTGGTTCTTTAACCTAGAGCGGTCTTTAAATAGACCTTAATAACTCGAAGCTATCGGCGGTTTCTTAAAATAAAGCCGTCGGCAGGAATAAGAGGGCTGTTATGCTCTTCAGAAACTGTCGGCGGTTTTTAAAAATTTCATGCTACATCCTCCAACTAAAGCCGTCGATAGGTTTTGTCAAAGTTTTCCTGTCGGCGGTTTTTAAAAATTTAAAACACACGGAGTTCGTTTGATGCCCAAAGAGCGAAGCCGTCGATAGAGACAACATCGATCCTCTCTATCGGCGGTTTCTTTTTGTGCTGTTAAATGCTTATGTAAGTCGTTCAGTATGAACGACTTACGCGGGCGCGGCCCCCGCCGCCGCGTAACTCGTTGAGTATCAACGAGTTACGCATGATGATACGCAAAGCTTGTAATATGCCTGTCAAGTAAAAACATAATAAATATTTGTCAAGCAAATATTTAACTTAAACTTTTTTGTTTTTTTCTCTTTACTTTTTTCTTTTCTGCGGTTAAAGTTTCTCATTATGTCACTAATATTCGCAAAAAATAAACTGGAGCCGATCACACGCCCAAGTGCAGGATCGGTTTGGACTTCACATAACGTTGAAACTCTTTCTGTAGAGGATCAACTTCGGGCGGTTAGAACACCCCCAAAAACGGATAGCCATACGCCTATCCCTCACAGCTTGCTTGTCGATAAAACTCGCAAGGCTTTAGATCGTGCAGGTTTTACCATCACTGAAGAAGAACACGCTCTCGCTCGTGGCGGTCAGCGTTACTTTGGTGGATTCGCTTTGACTGGTGATGATATCAAGGGCGATGATAGGAGGCTTGTTTTCGGCTTGCGTAACTCTAGCGACAAGTCCACAGCAGCTTCCGCTTGCATGGGTAACTCCATGTTGGTTTGTGACAATATGTGCTTTTCGTCTGACGTTAAGCTCGCTCGTAGACACACTGTCAATATTCTTCGTGATCTTGACGGAATGCTTGCCAAAGCTATCGGTCGCATCGTTTCCTCATGGCATGACATGGGTGAGAGAATCATGGCTTACAAAAGTAGAAGAATCTCTCCTCAGAGGGCTTCTAATCTTGTTGTGGATCTTGCCGAAGTCAAAGCTCTTCCAGAGCGTGACGTTTACAAAACTGTCAAAGAGTTTCGTAATCAGCCACACGAGCAGTTCAGAGGCAACACCCTCTGGAATTTGTACAACTCCGTAACTGAGAATCTCAAGGGCGGTGACTTGTCCAAGCTCCCAGAGCGCACTATGAAGATGCAAAGTCTTTTTGATTCTATCGCAGGTCATAAGCCTGAAATCATAGATGCTGATGTTGTAGCAAATGAGACTCAAATACTCGCTGAACATGATGAATCTGTAAACTGGGGCAACGACAATGTCCAACTTGACTCAGATTCATTTGACATACTCCCATCTTAGCTAAGATAACCCACCACGCCCGACCCGAAAGGGTCGGGTTTTTTTTGTGCTTTTAACTTGACAAGGGTTTGAGTAATAACTTACGTAAGTCGTTCAGTATGAACGACTTACGCGGGCGCGGCCCCCGCCGCCGCGTAACTCGTTGATACTCAACGAGTTACATAAGCTTCTAATGCTACTTTTTTTATATGTCAAGCTATAATTAAAATTAATTTTAATTATATTAAATGATTTTTTATTTGACCTAGAATATATCATAGTTTACATTTGCAATATGAAGACAAAAAGTGGTTTACCAATAAACATAGAAGGATATCCAATTCACATAGACAAAAACAAAAGAAACTTTCAAGTGTTTATGTTACATCAAAATGGCGACCAAACAATTAATGGGTGGTTTACTTATGATGATGCAGTTCAGTACATCAAGAAATATAAAAGCAAAAACTCAGATACTGATAAACAAGTAACTAAGTTTGAGATATTGTTAGACAACACAAATGTAGTAATAGATTAAATGAGATACTTAACTCTTAGCAACTCAAAAATAATAAAGGGGTTCCAGAAAGGATTCATAACTTACGGGTTACACCTTGCACCGTCTACTTTGTCGGGAAGGAATGTTTGTCCTAGTGCATCCCCAGGATGTTCAGCAGCTTGTTTAAATACAGCAGGTCGAGGCATGATGAACATGGTGCAAGAAGCTAGAATAAACAAAACAAATAAATTCTTTGCTAATAAGTTTGAATTTGTGCTTCAGTTAGTGAAGGATATCCAAGCAGGAATAAGATTCTCAGTAAGAAAAGAAATGGATGTTTGTTTTAGATTAAATTTAACTAGTGATATAAAATGGGA